GCCCACATAAATTTAAGGAGATTAAAAATATGTCAATAACATCAAAAGTTAGACAATCGGTAGTTCTTACAGGTGATGGTCAGGTACAAAAATTAGTAAATGGCACAGCAACAGATATTGGAAAAGCAAATATTTTATCTATATTTGCTATGTCAACAGCAACTGATGGTGAAATTAAACTGTATAACGAAGCAGATAATTCTAAAACAGCAAGCAAATTAATTTTTCATGGTAAGTTTGGTGCAAACGATAATGCAGTTCATGAATTTAAAATACCAGCAGCTGGTATTTTTGCTTCTGACGGAATATATGCAGACGTTACTAACGTAGATTTTTTATATATAATCGGAACTTTTTAGAGGTAGCCAATGGCGAATACTACTTCACAGTCCTACAATTTTGATCAGGACTTTTCAATTGATGAAATTATTGCAGATGCATACGAACGTTTAGGTTTAGTAGGCACAGCCGGTCACCAAATTAAAACTGCAAGAAGATCTCTTAACATTCTTTTTCAAGAATGGGGAAATAGAGGAATACATTTTTGGGAAGTAGGAAATACAAATGTTAATTTAGTTGTAGGTTCAACAACTAATATTGATGCTACAGCTGAAGGATCTGGAGTTTATACTTTTTATAGAAATTCTACAGATGTGCCTGGAGGTGGAGAACCACCACAAGCAACTACAGTTCCAACAGCAAACGTTTATGGTATTTCAGATATTTTAAATGTTACTTATAGACAAAATTATAACACAACAAACCAATCAGATATTGGTTTAACAAAAGTTGCAAGAGATGCTTATTCAGCAACTGCAAATAAAGCATCTAATGGAACACCTTCACAATTTTGGGTACAAAGATTTATTGATAAAGTTACAGTTACAATTTATCCTTTACCAAACGCAACTGCTGCATCAAATTTTTTAAATGTTTATTATGTTAAAAGAATTCAAGATGCAGGAGCTTACACTAACTCAGGTGATGCACCTTTTAGATTTGTACCATGTATG